TCCCGCAGTTCAACTACACCAGACAAAAACAGACACTGTATATCGGACCAATTCTATTCAAAATGTTTCGTATACTTTTGGTTGCTGGGTTCTTGGCCGGCGCAGCATACATGATGACTTAGCCATGAGTTTGACAAAAGTTGACTGGTCCAAACTGCCAGTCCCAGAGGATGATGGCGCAGCCAAGCACCTAGTCGGCCTGCGGCTGCCGGACATCTCTTTACCATCCACAGACGGCGAAACGGTAAACGTTACCGGCATTCGAGGCGTCGGGCTAAAGGTCTTGTTCTGCTATCCCATGATGGGAGATCCACACGGACCGTTGCCTAAGGGGTGGGACGAGATCCCAGGTGCGACAGGCTGCACCCTCGAAGCGTGTTACTTCAGGGACATGCATAACCTGCTGACCATGGCGGGGGCTGACCATGTGTGGGGCATCTCCACTCAGGACACAGAGTTTCAAGAGAAGGCCGTGGAGCGGCTGCACCTATCGTATCCGCTGCTGTCCGACGAGGACTTGTCGTTTACCAGGAAGTTGAACCTGCCGACCATGGATGTCGAAGGCAAGACGATGATCCGTCGGATCACCCTGGTGATGAAGGGTAACGTGATAAGGAAGGTCTTCTACCCAATCTTTCCTCCGCATTTGCATGCAGAAGAAGTCCTCGAATATTTGTCCTCACAAAAGTAAAAACCCCTCGAGACCGTTAGGGAGGTTTCGAGGGGCTGCAAGGCCTAACCAATATCCCGGAAGAATACTGTCATGCGTAAGGTTCAATTATTCATAACGAGGAAAGGCCTCACAAAAATCAAACTAACACCGGTTCGCTTCTAATGGAATTATTTTTTACGCCTTTGCGTTGTCCATTTTGTTTGACGCGATGACCGCAGTTCAAATCCTGTGATATTTATGCAACAAGTCATTGGATAAATTCACAGATTGTTGCGTATTTTCGTTGTCTGCTTGAGACTCACCGCTAGATTCGGGGAGCGATCAATCCTGATCGTAATTTTTCAAGGAGACAAAATATGCGTAAGATCCTTCTTGCGACTACCGCTCTTGTGGCAGCAGGTGGCATTTCCGCGGCTTCTGCTGACATCAGCGTTTCTGGTTCATCCTCTTTCAACTATGTCAATCAATCGGTCACTGGCGCTGGCGAGGACGCAGCCGAAGAGCGTGACATGAACACTGAGGTCGATTTCTCGATCAAAGCATCGAAGATGCTCGACAACGGCATGCTCGCTGCAAGCCAACTGGACCTTCACGAGTCTGGAGATGAAACAGTCGATGATTTCGGCTTCACCTTGGGCGGTGAGTTCGGAACTTTTGGTTTTGGTGGCCTAGCTAACGACGCTCACGGTAAGATCGAAACCGATATTACTGCGGACGAAGACACCACTATCGACAAAGATATATATGGCATCAACGAAGTAACAGATAGCCAGGTCCCACATTCTGACATGTCCTTCACATCGAACAACATTGCTGGCTTCCAGTTTGCTCTTGGTATGAGCGACGGTGGTGCAGGCAGTGGAGAGGTCGAAGAGTCTGACAATGATGGTACGCAGGTCGGCCTTACTTACACGTTCGATCTTGGCGAAAACATGACAGCCACTTTTGGTTACAACAAGCACTCAGTTGGTACTGAGACAGGCGACGCTTCTTCCACGGGCGCGTCTGTGACTTTTGGTGACCTGAATGTCAAAGTTGCTTCGCATGTAAAAACAGTTAAGGACCATGGCGACGTTACGTCCACCACTGTTGGCGCAAGCTACGCAGTCTCTGATGCTCTGAGCGTACAGGCTTATACCGGCAACGCCGAAGCCAGCGATAATGAAGATTACGACATGAGCGATACTGCTTATGGCCTGACATACACCATCACGCCAGGCCTGTCCGTGTCGGTCACACACAACGATTACAGCGCCGAGAATGGCACTGAGGCCGACGCTGTGAGCGGCGACCGGACAGCTGTTGCATTGGACGTATCTTTCTAATAGGCTGATACGCGAACAACAAAACTGAGCATAGTTTTTTAGTTCTTCCAGGCAAAACTCCAAACGGGGCGATTTTCGGATCGCCCCGTTTTCTGTTATGGATATAGAGCGGGGGTGGAACACCCCCGCACCTTCAACGTTTACATAGGAGCCTAACGAATGAGAGAAGTATTCAAAATCTTTTTTGCATCCGTTTCACTTGTTGCATGTTCTTTTACTGTCGCGCACGCGCAAGAAGACACATATGTGTCCTTTTCAAGCGGTGTTGGATTATTTGATTTGAGCGATGCAGATAAAGAATTAAAAGGGGATCTTGAGGATGATACGGGCAGCACCGCTACAGTCAACTCAGATGAGTCCGCTTTTATAGCTCGTGCCGCGATCGGAACAAAAGAGTCCGATAATTTCAGCGTCGAAATTGGCTTTTTTGCGTCAAGCGAATTGGACACAGAATTTAACACTAAATTAGGATTTAACAGAACAATATCTTCATTCGCCCATGGTTTCGACTTAGTCGGAAAATATCATTTAGCTAATAGCAATATGGCGTTCAAAGCAGGTCTACATAGATCAAAAATTGAAATGAGTTCAGGGGGCTTTGAAGCGTCTCACACTGGCACAGGGCTTTTGTTCGGCGGAGAAGTTGATGTCTCTAAAGACACATTCATTGGTTATGATTATTACCAAGACGTCGGCGGAGAAAGTGACGGAAGCTTTTCATTCTTCTATTTTGGAAAGAGATTCTAAAAGCAAAAGGGTGCCTTTGAGGCGCCCTTTTAAAATCCAAGGAGCGAGAGCTATGTTCATCAAAACCGTGATCCGTAAATTTATGCTGCCACATGATTGCCGAGATGAAGATTTATCTCATCTCGAAATCATCAGTAAATTTGATGAGGATGTTAACAAGGCTGTGCGAGAGCTAAAAGCTCCTAATAACAATGGCACCTTTGTAAAAGACACCTACGTTCAATCACACGTTGCGGGGCTCACCGTCACCTTGATCGCAACGATAAACTACACAAAGCGAGACTATTTGACGGATCAAGAACGATAGCTAAATAACCTAAATTCGTATATCATGCTTTATCACCAACAATCCTATGGGAGGGGATTATGGCAGCGCATGAAGCTATTACCGTAGAATACATTGCGTTGGACGCGGGAACAAAAGCAGTCTGTGATTTTTTATATGAAAAGTTTGACGAACCAAGCGCCGCTCCACCACCAGAAAAAGATGAAAATTTAGATAGCTGGTTATCTTTGGAGCAAATAAAAAGATACATGCCTTCAACGGCTAATCTGACAACAGGAGACATCAGACTCGCCCTGCATGATCTAACAGACTATCTGTACGTTGAACAAAAAACCGACAAATACTCTTGCACCATGGAAGGTTTTAGAACGGTGCGAACCTATAAAGACAAACAATAAAAAAGGGGCACCCCAGGCAAGAATGGAGGTGCCCCTTATTAAAGGTTGGGAGCTATCATCCAACGCTCTAACAAATTTTGTATAGTTTTTATCTGTCTAATGTTCAAGTCTTATCAAGTCTCAACTCACACAGGAGATATCTTGGTAAAAGTCACCGAAGACGTAATTGGTAGACTTCAAGATCTAGAGGACAAACACGAAAACTTGTGTAAAAAGTGTGGGTGAACCTCGGAGCCCGAACCATGAAACGTGTAGCTATCTTCTTGGCCCTGGCCATGCTGGCGCAGCCGGCGTGGGCCATGTCTACGGAAAGTTTGATAGGCCTTTGTACCAAGTGGAAAGATGTGGGGTATGATGACACTTTAAGTTTTGATACGGATGGCGTTAGTGCTGTTGAGTGTGCAGCTTACATGAATGCGATGAGCACCGTCGGGGCGCAAAATTGCGTGTTTTCCGAACAGTCGGCGTCTAATTATCAATGGGATGCAAGCTCTAAACAGTTAGCTCAGTTTCTTCTTAACAATGCTCACCAATATCCAGAAAAATGGAAATATGCAGGCTATTCGTTTTTTTTATCGCACGGAGTGCATGAGGCTTTTCCTTGCGAGGAATAATCTAGAACCCAGGAGCGAGAACCAAGAATAAACTTGCTCCTAAATAAGACTCATCCTAGTATCAAAAAGAGCCCGAGGATGGCCTTCCTCGAGCTCCACTCATTACAAGATAATGAGTATTAGAATTGTGATGAGAATTAGCCGGTCTAATAAGCCGGCTATTTCTTTGATATCAACACTTCTCATATCGTCCTCCTCACTCCGGTAGCACCGGACAGAGCTGTGTGGCAGCGCGACCTGGTCACACCCGACGAGACAATCCCCTCGGATCTCCCGCCTTTCGGAGAACGATTGATTCACAATAGTGATAGAAGCTAGGCTCGAGCAACAAGATTCGCGAACCAAGGAGGGTGGATCATGTTTGAACTTTTTAAGAAAAAGAATCGCGAAGAGGAACTTTTAGAAAATTTAAAATCCTTGGCTTACGAATTTGCAGAGGCCTTGGTTTACGAATTTACAGAGGCAAGAGATTTTGTCCTAACATCGATAACTGAACAAGAAGTAGTAGGATGTTACTTACTTAACTCTCGTTTAAATCACATGAAAAACTCAACGGATCCAGAACATGTACAAAGGATAAAAGATTTTCCTTATCTTTGTTATGCGTTTCACAACACAGCAGCGTTTTGGACTCTAGAACCAATTCGAGAAAAAGTTCCCGACGAAGTCTTTTTTTGGAGCATTGCACTTCTTCGAAGTTCTTTTCTTAATCTCATAGAGTCGCAAGTAGAAATACCTCAACTGAAAACAGGCCATGAAATTTACTTTTTTGCGCCTGAAACCATTGAAGATAAGGAAAAGTACGATTCTAGTTTAAGCGATCCAAACCCCCAAAACCCCCTGTTTTTTGAATGGTTTGAAAACCCCGAAAACGAGGAAAAAATAACAAAATTAATTACAGAACATAAACGGATAATCATAAGTATCAAAAATGATCAAAAGATAAATGCCGAACACAGAAAAAGCGTAGCCCTCATAAATCACTTTTCTGATGTTACTCTCTTGGATTCAATCAACGCAGTTTACAGATAAAAACCCCGGAGCGCGGACCGTGGACCGCGAAGAAATATTCATATATAAATACACAGAACAGAGGAGGGTCTTATGAAAAAGCTCTATACGACTACCCTTGCGGCAGCAGCAATTATGCTGACTGCGCAAGTAGCGAATGCTGGAATGCGTTGCAGTAAGGATTACTTTGGTAATGTAACTTGCTATGGAACCGGCGAAGACTCCGGTTATAGCTCTCGAACAACCGAAGACTACTTCGGCAACACCACAACCCGAGACAATCGAGGGAATACAACGCGCTGTCGGAAGGACTATTTCGGCAATGTCACTTGCCACTGATAGATCAAGCCGATAAAGACAGCAGCTAACAAAAGGGCGTCCCGAGGGACGCCCTTTTTCATAATCACTAATCCAGCATGTGGAAGTAATCCCACACCTTAAACAAAAATTGTAGACAGGTCCCATACCATCCTATATGACTATCTACAAATATCACGTTGATTAGGAGGGCGGACCGTGGACCATGGCTTAAAGATATATTTCCGCGTCATTCAGACGATAGCTGCGACTATCTTATCCCTGACGTTTTGGTTTCGTCACAATGAAATTTGGACTTGGCTTCTTAAGGTTTGGGAAGGCGTATATCATAACTTCGACTTGGTAGTGTTTATCACTTTACAGAATCTAACTCATTTGTGTTTCAAGATATATTCATGCAATTGATTGTTGTTTTGTTATGGGTCGGCCGATCCTAACAAATGTCGCATAACGTTCATTATGTTTTTTTGGAATTGATTCTTTTCAATGACTTAGCGGGTTCTGTTTTTTGCCGCACAAAAATGTCGTGTTCAGAACACCGTGTATTCAATGTTTTCAACCACTTACGATGATACGCAATTTCCGTTGAAGCATGGGTTGATCAAGAAGAATTTCGGCCTGCCACCCGCATCCCAAATGTTCTTGTCCACGCAGCTCATACCCCACGCTATCGCGTCCTGAACGCCCTGGTAAACAAAATTCCTGCACCAGACCGCGGCCGCCTGATAATTCTCATGAGCAAACTGGCCGGCGACCTCCATGGAGCCGTCGGGGAAATGCACGATTAGATAAATGATGTGCCAGGTCGTCTCATTCATTGGTTCCTCTGCAATATCTGCGCATTTCTAGCAACAGATATGGGGTCTGAACCAAGTAATGCGGCCCTAGCCTGGGGCTGTAAAACTGGTGTCGAACCCGTCGGAGCCACTCTAACAGGCCCGACACCAGCTAGTGAGGGATTTGTCGCAACCTGACCGGTCAAAGGTACGGTCTGGCGGTTACTACCTGCCGACGTCACAGGCTCACTTAAAGTGAACTTAGACGCACCCCTTTCATCCTCTATTATAGCACCTAATTTACGGTTTCGGAAATCTCTTTCTATCTCTCTAAGTTCTGCAAGAGGCAGGGTATTTCCGTTTTCTCGAACGGCCTTCCTTGTGTTGCGGCTGATCTTGAGCGGCACAAATTCACCGCGCATTAGCTTGCCGACATCTGCAATGTTGTACTTTTTTAGTGCCCTGCGGATATCTGTGTCTGACTGTCCAAGAGCGCGCATGTCCTGAACCACCTGATACATCTTGTTTTGTGTGCGTAAGAGTGCTTCATTTGCTGAGCGGTAGGTTTCAACTGCATCCTCCTGGTCAAGATTACCCCTCGTCTTGACTGCAGTATTAAAGATCTGCCGCGCGCCCGTCACGTTGTCGCGATAGTCGAAAGACGAATACATGACGATGTTGTCGGGCTTAACTTCGACCTCGCCGATACCGGAAAAGGCTCGCACAAACTCTCCAGCGGCCTGTCTTTCGTTGCCGGCGGGGTCTTTACCCATGTTGAAAGTACCACGGATGAAGCGCCCCACTTCGACGTCGGGCATCTGAGTTTCTTTCTTCTGAGCCTTCAGTGTGACCGGGCTGATGCCTGGATTGAAGGACTCGGCGATGTGGAACATGCTTTTATACATCTTCGTTCCAAGCGTATCGACGTCGCGGAATACGCGCGCGCCGGTCCGTGTCTGTCCGCCCCTGATCGTTGTGTCTGCCAGACGCTCGGTGATGATGGATTCATCGAGGAACGGCGAGAAGAATTCCTTGAGCACGTCAGCAGAAGCGTTAGCCATAATTTGACCGGTATCCTGCCCGAGCTGTTTACCGTCCAGAACAGAATTGTAGATGGCCTGAAACGGTTTCTGCAAAAAGTCATACGGGTTGGTGTACGAGTAATCGACATAGCCCGTCAGATTGCCCTCATCATCCGTGCTGATTGGGATCAGACGATTGTTCTTGGACCATGGCGGACCGGAACGCCGAGCCGCGTCGAGCTGCTCTTGGCTCACGCCGGTCAGGTTCATGGCAAGCTGCTGAAGTGCAACAGGCGCAACCACGGTCGTGCCGACCAGACCCGTCATCCGGCGAAGCCCGATCTCACGAATCTTAGCGTTCGGGTTAGCTATCTCTTTGAGAGCCAAGTCCATGGTATTGAAGGAGGTGCGTAGGATCTCGGCCGGGAACGCGACAAAGTTACCGACCGGCAGTTTTCTTCCAGCAGCAACAATCTGCGGCACACGCTCGTAGTTTGGCACCACATTCTTAATAATGTTGGCCGCATACTCGTCGAGATCTCCGACGGCTGCGCGAGCGGCTGCCTCGTCGCCATCAAAGGCAGACAGGATTTTGCTGCGCTCAAACTCAAAGTTGTAGATCTTCCAGACGTCGTCACCGCCTTGGTAGAAAGAACGCGCCAGATTGTTTGCCTTGGCACCGACTCCTATGAAATTACCTATCTTGCCTTGAGCAAACTTCATCCCTGCGGTGCCGCCAACCCGAACGCCGCCAACAACCTCGTCAGCTTCGCGTGTTGTACCAAGGCCTTCTTTCATCAGGCGATCAACTTCTCGAAGCTGCGCTTGCGTGCCGACAACGCCCAGTCTTTGCATCTTGCCGTAGAACTTGTCCTTGTCCGGACGTTTCAAAATACTGTCCCAGACAGTGCCCAGAGATTCGAACAGGTTAGCCCCTGATCCAACATTGCCCTGAGCCAAAGCAAACAAGCCGGCCGAGGTCACGTTACGGACCTGGGTGATCGGTGACAAAACAGTTTTCGTGTATTGAGAAAAACCCTTTGCCTTGAGCAGACCCGAATAACCGCCCCTGATGATATTCATCATGGCCTCGTCGTCGCCCTGAACCTGGCGCGTCAAGTCTTTGTAAATCGGGTTCGACACAGCGATGTTTTTGGCTGAGCCCCAGTAGTCCTCGTTCAACAGAGTGTAACGGTTTGCGATTGCCGGCGGCAGCCGATCATAGACTTCCTTTGTCAGGATTTCACCCGTGCCCCCTGCCCGACCAGCCATGTAGCCAAGGAAATCATCGACTGCAGAAAATTCTGCAAGGTCGGCAACGGTAGAGATGAACGCCTCTTCGGGATCCTTGATCTCACCAAGCATGCGGCGGATTGCAGGGTTTTGCACGGTCCGGGCCTTGAACATATCCGTCTTGATCTTGTTGACGGCTGTCCTGGTGGCGCCCTTCATAGGGTTCTTGTACTTCTTGCGGTTGCCGGCAATCTCGATGAAGTCTTCGACCAGGGTTTCTGCGTTCTCGCGGATCGTCTTGCGTGACGAGCCGACGCCCATAAAGTGATCGTCTGGTGCCGTGATCGGCAAGTCCTTGGTATAGACGCGCTCGTAGAACGTCTCATATGTTTTGGGGCTATTCTGGAAGAGCTGAATAACGCCCTCCTTAGCCTCTGCAAACTCGTCCGTGTTCTTCCAAGCCCCGTCCTCGAAGAGCTTGTACTTGCGCCTCAGGTAGCTACCGATGTTGCCCTTGATCTGCTCGACAAGCTCTTCGGAATCCGCTTGGTTCAAGAAGTTGGAATCGAGAACCTTCTCTGACAGATCATCTACCTGCTTACGCATCTTTGCAGCCGCACTCTGAATAGCCACGGGCAGAGTCTCAAGAGTCGTCTCACCTGTCAGGTAAGAGTACAGCTCATTGTTTGTCTCAGCTCGGGTGAGTTTGGTATTGCCATCACCCGCCATGATCGTTTCGACTTTTTTGTATGAAGAGTCGAGATTTTGCTTCAGTTCTCTCAGGCCGCGCGCAGCTTCAAGGGCCTCTGCCTCAACTGTGCCCGTGATCCTCGAACGGGTTTCAAACACGTCTTGAGGTAAGGCTCCTCGAGCACGGAAAACGGACGCCACAACCTCAGTGTTATCATCACCAAGAAGATTGCGGGTTAACTTGCCTGCGCCACTGCTGATTGCAGTGCCGGCGGAGAGCGCAGCTCGGGCCGCTTCTCTTGCAACTGGGCCTTTTGCTGCTGTTCGCAAAGCAGCCTGCCCGGTTATTCCCAAAGCCTTGAATGTGGGTTCGAGGGCCGCGGTGGCACCTGCTGCTTCAAGCCCTATTTTGAGTTTGTTACCCATAAGGGCGAGCGCGCGCTCGCGGCCCTCGAGACCGATAAGATCAGTAGTCTGTGTAGGACCACCACCAAAAAAGTCACCTATGGAGGTGTTACCTGAAGTTGTTACGACCGCATCAGTGGCACCGGCCGCGCCAATCTGCTGCAGGCCCTTGATAAGCTTTGGTGCTTTGGAGACTTTGCTGACGACACTAGCTGCGCCAAGACCCGGCACGGCGTATTGCGAGATAACCTCTGCAAGCTCACCCGCCGTTCCTTCAGGATCAATACCGGCGTAGTCCCGCACCCCTTCAAAGAAGTTCGTGACAGCCTTCGATGTAGAAGCCCCAGTTACGAGATCTACGCCGGCAGCACCAAGTTCGCCTATTCCTTGCGGAATTGCAAGCAAGCCAGAAGCGATACCCTCGCCGATTTCCTGCAGAGTGCCCTCTTTTTCGGGCTCCTCCACGGGAGTTAACCTAAAGTTACCAATCCGAGGCTCATCTTCTTGAACCGGAGAAAGCCTGAATCCTCCAACCTGCTGCTGAGCTACCGGCGTAAGAGAGAACTTAGCCATAGCTTACCCCTGAGGCGTGATATTCTGTAACTGACCACCGACTCTAATTTGTGATGTACCGCTCGTAACAAGGCGCTCGAGTTCTGCATCACTAGGTGCTTCAGAGTACTCAGGGATTGCTGTGTCTCTTTTGGTGAGCTTGGTGTTCAACAATTCGTTGAATCCGTCCACGCCAAGGTCACTAATCATGGCACTAACAGCCGAGCTGTTCGAGAAGATGACCGCGTCAGCCTCACTCATGCCCTGCTTTGTCAGGCGATTGTAGGCGTACTGCGTATCCGTCGGGATTTTCTTTTTGTCTTCACTCGCCGTTAGGATAGTTGGGATTTCATCCGCCGGTACATACTTCTCAATGAGTTGCGCAGTCGTCGTCGGTATCTTCGCAAGCTCGCGCCTAAGGTCCGCCGCTGAGAGGTCTTGCTCTTCTGCAGCTTTGAGTGTGATAGCCAGCTTGTCTGCATCAAATTTAAAGCCCATCTCTGCGAGCTCGACCTGGAGGCGTCCGCGCTCCTGGATAGCCAGGATTTCATTGGCGTTATTGGCATTTGCAATCTCCGCATCAAATTTCTGCCGCTGATCAGTAAGAAATACTTGTGTGTCTGTGCCGAGCTGAGCGATTGACTCGTTGCTCTCGATCTGACGGAGCTGCAGGTTCTCTCTTAGTGCACGCTCCTTTGCGTTCTCAAGTGCACTAAACTTTTGAGTTTGCTCTCGTTCAGATGTCTGGAATTCACGCGCTTCTTCGGTTGCAATGTCAGACTCGACACCAGCAATAGCCGCAAGTTTCGCCTCTCTATCGAGCTGAGCTTTTGTCTTTCTTTCTTCACCGACAGCCTCCGCAAACATGCTCACACCTTGGGCGGTTCCATCCGCAATGTTCTTGACGGCGTTCGGATCTGTGCCGCCTGCAATAAGCAAGCCGGTCATAAAGGTCGCGTAAGCTTTATCAGTCCGCAGATCGTTGACCTTTTCCTCGCCAAGGATGTCTTTGTACAGCTCCAAGCGCTTTTCTACACGCTCTTTTCGTGACAGCTTGGGGTCAATTTTGTTAACCGCATCAAAGTTCTTGGCGATGTCGCCCGGCTTAGTGTCGGGGCCAGCCTTCTTGTCTGCACCAGCAGGCTTTTGAGCTCTTTTCAGCTTGGGCGCCTCGCCGCCCTCTGGCGCTGTAACTCTTTGAAGTCCGTCCATTGCCGAACCTGCATTGACGGAAGAGTCATCTCCTCTTCCATATTTAACAGACAGGTTCTGTGCCATCTGCGCTGCCGTAGGCACGGGCGGTCCTTGGACCTCGGATTGGGTTGGCGGTTCGGTCACCTCTGGCTCGCCGGCACGAGGCGTGCCCTCCGCGGTTTCTTTGACTGCCCGGCCAACCTCTGTGTCCAAGATGCCGTCACCGGTCGGCACGCGCGTTTCGGCGGTTGGTAACGCCACTCTTGGGCGCGCTACTCGATCAGCCATGAAGCCCTGCGGCCCTGCCTGCGGCAGGCCAGAGGCTTCTCTGAGCAAACTGAAGGGACCGCCAGCACCAATTTGCGAAGTAAGAGCGTCCTGAACTGCTGCTTGCTGACGTCTCTCGAGAGCTTCCAACTCTAGCCTGCTGGCAAGCCTAGGTGCCGGCCGCACTGCGCCAACAGCTTCGCCAATCGTGTCATAAATACGAGCCTGTGCGCCGGCCGCCTGCGGACCACGACGTGCGTCTGCAATCTGCCCCTGAACAAGTTGCACCAATTGCTCGTTGCTCAAGCTACGCGGATTCATGTTCACAGACACACCAGTCTGCGCGCGAACAGGCCGCTTCTTTGCCTTGGCGCGTTGCACGGCTGTCATCAACTCGGGGCCGGATGCCATGATGCCTTGTGGTCCAGCCTGTTCCATGGCCTTCTTACGAAACATTGACCGGTTCAGTGGGTTGTTCATTACGGCCTCCCGAACAAGTTACCAAAGCCGCCGGCCATGCCAGCAGCTCCAAGACCCGCGATACCAAGACCAAGTATCTGCGATGAGGTGCTTGGATCTGGCGTCTGTGTCGTGGTTGCCTGCTGCTGCAGGGCCGGAACGCCACGGAAAATGTCAGATTGATAGCTGATCTGCTGAAACGGAATCTGCTGACGAGCCAGTTCGTTCTGCCTCGCGATGTTGAATTCCTGCTGCGCCTGCTGCTGTTGTAAGCCGCCAAGACCAAGCAAAGTATTGATGTCCTGAACACCAGCTTGCTGACCCTGGAAACCAAGACTCGCAATCCCCTGACCAAGCTGCGCCTGTTGTCCGCCAAGAGCGCCGACTGTAGCACCCGTGCGGCTTTGATCTTCACCGATCTGAGCTTCCTGTCCTGCAAGCGCACCAAGAAGTTGAGCCTCTTGCCCACCAAGCGCGCCTACGGATCTAGCTCTTTGAAGATCAAGCTCACCAAGACCAAGTCCGAGCTGACCTTGTGTGGCCTGAGCTCGAGCTTCTTGTGCTCCGCCTTGAACGCCAAGCTGACCAGCCGTTGCCTCCGCTTGCTGCGCACGACGTTGTGCTGATTCAAAGGATGACAATGCCGCTTGTTGTGCCTGCTGGAAACCTTGCTGGCGCAGACGTCCTGCCTCTCTGGCCTGAGCCTCAAGAATACTCTCGCTTATTTTGGCACGCTCCACACCTTCGCGAGCTCCACCCAAAGCACCAAGTTGCGCGGCTCGCTGACCTAGCTGTGAGCGTTGTTGTTCACCTTGCTTTGCGATGTCGCGCAGCACCTGCTCAACTACTTGATCCTCGAACGGGCTTTGAAAGCGCGCGATATCTGCTGGATCAAACTGTCCAGTTGTGTCTCGAAGTCCTCGTTGTGCTTCGGTAACGGCGCCGCGAATACCGCCGACCGTATCGCCCAAAGCATCTCTGGTTTGCGCAACGTTCTGGAAATCAAGATCGCCAATCTGAGAACGTGCATCAGCAAGCGCACCAAGGCCGCCCCCAGGCGCTGCTGCGCGGCCCAGGGTCTCGAGTGCACCTGCCTGCGTTTCTGCGCCTAGGAGCGTCTGTCCGACGCCGGCATCAGTGGTGAGCTGGCCTGAACGAATACCTGCAAGGCCTTCGTCCATGAACTGTTCAAATCCGCCAATACCCTGTCCAGCAAGCTCGAGCGCGCGAAGTTGCTCGGGGCTAAGCCCTGCGAGCTGCTGCGCTGCAAAGGGCATTGTCAGGCCCTGACCACCCTCGCTAACCGGTTTGAATAAGTTCTCTGCAGACGTGAAAATGTCTGTCAGAAACTCTTCCTGAAAGGGAGCAAGCCTGGTGGTTGTTTCTACGGTTTGTGTGGCCATTATCCTACCGCCTCAAGATCCGCCATCATGTCGTACATGCGAGCTGCACCGATATCTCGGTCCCCTCCTCCCGCGCCTCGGACGGCCTTTGCTGTTAACACGAACTCACCATCAGAAAGCCGCGCCGGAACAGAGTCCGAGGTGCCTGTGCCTGGACCCACAACTTCACCACCTGCAGCGCGCCTAGTTGCTTTTTCAAGAGATTCTCTGTAGCGCCGAGCATCGTCCGCATCTGCGAGATTCAAAATTTCCCCGTCTTCACCCACGACGTTGATGTCTAACTGCTCGCCTATCGGAAATGGACGCGATGTAGTACCTTCAAACTCTTCTTGCTCTTCGTCAAAAGCACCAAGTGCCCCCAAACCCGTTAAACCCAGATTTGCTGACGTGAGCGGGTTCTCTGCGATAAAACCCATGATTCCAGGAGATTGACTAGCAGCGGCGACGTCCGCGGACACCGTTGAGGCAGCAGCCCCTGGGTCCAAAATAAAACCTTGAGACGTTTGAACTAACGGCGCAGATTGTACACCCGCCGCCGATGTGGTCGCGCTGCTGAGCGGTGCAGACGCCGCCGCTTGAGTCGCTCCTGTCGCTGCCGGAGCCGCCCCTGTCGCTGCCGGAGCCGCCCCTGATTTCAAAAATCCGGGTGCAAATTGCGTGTTTCCAGCAAACTTGCCGACACCATAACCTGCAATTCCCGAAATAGCGGCGGTCCTTAATGCTTCGTCAACATCCTGACCCGCAACAAGGCCGCCAATTCCGCCACCTATAGCACTAAACAGCGCGCCGCCAGCCGGACCGCCTAGGCCGTAGCCAATGGTAGCTCCGATGATCGGCGCAGCTTTCTTGATGCTCTTTGTTATACTCTTAAAAAAGCCCATATAATCTTATACCTTAGTATGCAATGATTATCCACTACATCTAACCTATCAAAGTGATGTTTTAAAAGTGTTAAAACATCACTGTTTGGTTGCGGTTTTTTTCCGGTACATCAAGAAGATTGAGAAACGGAAGCGACGTCCTTAGCGGTCGTCTGCGAGGCTGCGCCAGGATCCCCGAAAAATCTCGGCGCGCCCTAAGCTGACGTGGTTGCGGTGCTAAGGGAAGGGAACGACGCCGCTTCCGCTCTCGCACATACACTTGCAAGCAGTGTGCCAAAACTAGGTCTGTTAGTGCCTCAACCCGCAATTCTCGAGAACAGCGCCGTTTGCTTAATGCTTTTCGTTATACTCGCAAAAAGCTTATACAGCCGTATATTTTGACATGTAATGATTGCTTACCTTATATAATAGAATACGTCAGTGTTTTGACAGTGTCAAAACAACGTCATCTGGCTCCGGCTCTCCCCAATACATAAGAAAAAAAGCGTTACACTCTGGGCAAGAAAAGTTCGAAACGATCGAGTGCTCTTCATCCTCGATGTCATGATCTCCACCTTGGATGAGAGCCTCACCACAACACCAGCATTCAGGTTTTGACACAGAATCCATCTCCCAAAAACCTAACTTCCACCAAGTAGGTTTTGCCTAATCCTGTTGTTATTCTGGCTAACTCGAAAGAGTTCATGGTTCAAAGCGTTTGAAGCGCCAATCGGCATGTTCGTTACAAGCAGGCGATCACAAACAAACAAACCCGGAGTTCTTTGTTGATCGATAGAAAACTGAAGCGCCCTAACCAAATCAGCGAAGTACCGCTGATCATACTGTGCTGGAGGAGTAGGCAATCTTGGCGGTGGAACAATAGTATTCGTCATCTTCTTCCGTCCGTTTTTACATCAATTCTAGGTGAACCCAGCTTCCACTTTGTACCAAGGGAGTCAGAGTCAACTCTGAAAGTAAAAGAGCGGCCTCTTGCTCTTAAATCGATTGTGTTAGTGAATGTCTCGACAGGCGATGTCGCAGTGCGCGAAACAGCGCCGGAGTCTGTGCTTTCGAAAGCACCGCCCGGGTAGTCTCGAGACTTGAATGTAAGCGTAGCTTGAGGAGACGACAGCGCAGTTGATCCGCTAAACGTCAGGTCCGGTATGATCCTGCGGATATATGTGAACTGATCGCCATCTCCAATGTCCACAGCCGCAGACTCGATAAACGACGTCATGGCTTCGCCATCATCATCGTTACCGATCTCATGGTTGTAGATATAACTGATATTGTTGTCTTTGCCGGCAGCTTGCGGAAACAACCGCGTTCCACGATCCAACCATGCCGTGCGAGCTAGTATGCCGAAATACCAAAGATTATCAGCATAGTTGTAGACAACATACCGATCATTTTCATCTGAACCCGAGGATGGATAGAACCAGAAAACTTCTGAGAATTCAGAGTTTAAACCACCAAAAACCTTGTCGCTTTGATCGTCGTTAAAATCCAGGAACACTTTGTCGCGAACCGTGCACGGGATTTGCTGTGTCTGACCGGAATAAAGATAGAAGTTATCTTTGCCCATCCAGTAAACAATGTCTCCGGCAGAGACAGCCGCATTGGGCCCCCTGATTGTGACGTTTGGTGCAAGCGGCTGAAGGCCAAAAGTAAAAGGTGGCCCGATGAAACGCAGGGACATAAGCGCCGTGTCCGTCCACACAAGAATCTCACGTTTGGTTTCAATGGCCTGAACAAACTCGGAGCCCTGTCCCAAACGCAACGTGCCAGCCGTGTTTGTGTCTGTCGGAAACCAATCGATAATGCTTTCTTGTTCCGAAAATCTAATCAACAACGGATCTTGTATTCCGTCACCCTGAATAGCGTTTGCGTCTGCACCCAAACCGTCAGCGCCAAAACAGATTGTATGTTTGTTCTGGTCTGAAATGATGATTTGCTTGCTTATTTGTGGGACAGATTTTTTGGTGCCACTCGCAAGCCCAGTGCTCGCCCCCAAATCACCGCTAGGGCCCACTTGCTTAGCTCTACCAGTCAACGTGTCGCTAGACTTGTCCCAATAAAACAAACCAGAGTCTCGAGGATTGATAAGCAAATCCTCGCCAAAGTTGTCATGTGACCAAAGCCGCAACTCGTTAGTTATGTTAACCGCTGATGCATCACCCCAGCCTGTGAAATCATCATCAGAGTCAGTGTTGCCAACAGCCAGACGTACGGTGTCGCCGTCAGAGTGCGCTGCCGCGTCGGTGCCACTCGTGCCACGAGTCAATCCTGTTAAATCGTTTGTCGACTTGCCCGAGTAGGTGATCAGTTCTTCGTTGATTAGAACTGTGCCGGAGTTTGGAAAATTTGTGCCAGACGTCAGAGTCAGGGTTGTCACAGAATTATTGATCGCCCCGTTCAAAGTCGTTGTAACAGCAGCATTAGTGATGCCGCCGTACAAACCGGCACCCCAGCCGTTACCGCCAATCTGCGTGTCTAGTCCAACATTAAGCTGATAACCTGCTACAACAGAACCGCCGCCGTCGCTTGTATCAGAACTATTAGCCGCGACAGACGCAGTAATCTTGTAGCTGTTGGCGTCAATGATCTCGTCGATCTCGTACTCAATATTTAGGATAGCGGCGGTGATGTTGCCGCCTAGACTTGAAGCGCCTGAGTACTCCACAAAATCACCTGCGGCTGCGCCGTGTTCAACATCACTTACAACAATTGTTGTGGATCCATTGGTGGCCGCAAAAGCAGTGGTGCCTGAAGATCCCCCGGTAGCACGCGATCGAACCGGAGTGACATCGTTAAACTTGCCGCCCTCTTCGATGTAATATTTCTTGTGTGTCCCCACACCCAGAAAGCTGGCACCATCAAGCGCTACCCAGGAATGAAGCCCACGCGCCGTTCCTAAATAGTTATTGTTGGTTGATTTCTCCCAACCGCCTAACTTTTCTGGGTAGCCAAATCGGAAGCGGATTTTGTCACAGTCACGCCAGCCACCTTCGTTAGCATACGAGGTGATTTCTTGGTTTACTCCTGGACGAAATGTCAGCTTAGTGAAGGGCATTTATTACGCCTCCAATGCGGTTACGCGCGCCTTGAGCTCAGTCATTTCAGTTTCGAGAGTTTCAATCTTGGCAATCGCCTCTTGCAAGGCGCCGGTCAGCAACGGCACTAGCTTGGATTGGTCGATACCTTGCATGACAGGAATAGTGTTGCCGTCTCCGTCTAGCTTGTTATCGCCAGCAGAAGTGCCGTCAGGCGCATCGCCATCATCAATCTCTTGCTGTGTCCAAGTCTCAACTTCGTTGTGGGTGCCAGTGACAGCCTCCGGCACGACAGCCTGCGCCTCGTGTGCAATGAAGCCGTCAACCGTTGTGTCGGCGTCAGCAATAAAGTTAAACCGTTTCGGTGCAAGTGCCTTCACACGGTCGATGGCACCGGTCATGTACACGACCGCTTCTTTGAGGCGGTGGTCGGAGGAGGTGTTGTAGCTAGTCGATGAGCCGCTGGTTCTAATGGTTCCGACTATACCGTTTGTATTACCAAAAACACCGTGAGTTTCGCTGCCTGTGCTAGAGCCAAAAGACGTAAAACTGCCGTCACCGGTATTAGATATGGCCGTCCCCGGCACACTACTACTCGGAAAACTTGTGCATTTCACCAGCAACCGTCCGCTGGAGTCGAGACGCATACGTTCCGTGCCACCAGACAAGCCATCTTTGAACGTCAAAACAGAAGAAGTGCCGTACTGAAATGACAATTCGGTAGCACTACCAACAACTCTGCCAACTTCTGTGTCACTGTCTTTCAAGCTGAGTATTGAGCCGTCATCACCGTTGAGAGTTAAGCCGCCAAAGCCGCTGTTGCTTACTGGCGAAATCGTCCCGATACCGACGGAGCCATCGCTGGTGATTCGCATTTTTTCCGAGTTATCTACTGCGAAGATAATGCGGCTGTTACTACTAGCGTTTGCAGTGTCCGCTGAAATCTGGATACTTCCAGAGGTATAATCAGCGTTAATTTCTGAGAAATTATTTGATGCGCCGGTATCAGTGAGCCGGATAATTGGCGAAGCCCCAGAAATTTCTAGGACTTGTGAAGGCGAGTTCGTCCCAATCCCAACTTTATCGTTTGTGGCGTCAACAAAAAACATGTTTGCATCGTTTTTAGATTCAATGCGCGTATTGAAAGCCTCGGCGTCCTCATTCAATACAGTTTCAGTTGGAAGAGCTTCAAGTCGACTGAACACTGAACCAGCAGTCATTGTCTTTACTCGCAAGGTTCCGTCTTCACTGCCGTCGCTGACATCATTAGCTACACAGTCAATAACGCAAGCTCGTGTCTCTTCTGCCGCGTCATTATCGAACATAAAGCGTATGCGCCCGATAGTGTCATCATCAGCAGGACTAGCACTGTCACGTTTCAAATCAAGTCGTGGGCCGGCGCTGCTATCGTCATCAGTTGATAACAATGTAAGTTGCGCATTGTTGTCAGCAGTAGTGATCGTCACCTGGCCGCTCACTGTGCCGCCGGTCAGCCCTAACGCACCTATGTCGGACAGCACTTCACTGGCTGATCGACCTTCAACACTTGTGCCATCAATGCGGAGAAAATCATCATCCACCACATTTGCGTTACATTGAAGGACATTGGTATTTGAGATACCCGTGCTCAATGTCGCCGTGGTCGTGATGGCTGTGCCGTTCAAAGTCATGGCATCCGCTTCGAGAGTACCGTCGATATCGGCGTTACCACTGACATCAAGGCTCCCCGCATCTAACTCACCTGTCAAAGTGATGTTACGGAAACTGGCGACGTCTTTGTTTGAATCTACTGTGACGACCTTGTCTGCCACAACTACGCCAGTGGAAGCACCTGTATCGCTATAGTTAAGCTCGGCGGCCGTGGCCGTGACGCCGTCCATAATGTTCAACTCGGACGTCGTGGCTGTGACGCCGTCCATAATGTTCAACTCGGACGTCGTGGCTGTGACACCATCCATGATGTTCAGCTCGGCGGCCGTGGCCGTGAGGTCGGTTATTTGTGAGACAAGAAGAGATGCTTTCTTGACTGCGGCTGAAGCGCCGGCGCCGTCAGCAAAAATCCAAGCTATCTCACCGTTAACAAGCGTGTCATTTCCGCCTGAGCCTTGTGTGAAGATGACAGATTGACCCGACCTATTGTCTACCAGATACACTTTGTCCTGGTCGTTCGGAGAGATAGTAATTGTGTTTGTGCCGGAGGGTGAGCCGCCAAGAACGAGCACTCGAAACCCTCCGTCGGATAGCACACCATCAGTTGTGGACAGAGTGTGCGAAGTGCTCGATAGAGTGATCGCCCCAACTCCGGCGATAGCCCGGTCGAAAATGTCGAAGTTATTGTTTGTCGTAGTGCCCCAGGTGCCGGCCTGATCGCCACTGCCAGGCTTTTCTACTCCAAGGTTACCGGTATAGGTTGAGACCACGGTATGGCTCCTTAAAAAATATTATTGTTGCCTAAAGTAGCATACCATATCTGATTATTCTATGTCCTCATTTGATCAGGCCGACCTCGTCTGAATGCGTCATTCTGCTCTCTCGCATTACCGAGTTCCTTCAAGCGAGATACTTGCTGCTGATACCTATTCTCATAGAGATTAATCAGGTCTGGCTCGCCCTTCATGTAGGTGTAGGCTTCAACAAGAGAGGCATACAGCACTGCGTTCGGATAGTTATCCGACAGCCAGGTTTTCGTGGTGTCTGCGCTGACCGATGACACAACGCCGGTTGCGCCACTCGTCGCGCCTGTCACTGTTTCGCCTACGGTGAAAGCAGTGATGGGCACAACAACCGTTATATTGTTTGCGTCTACACGGGCGTTGATTGTGGTGCTTGCGCCACTCGTCGCACCTGTCACTGTCTCGGCAGCTTGGAAGGTTCCGCTGACAGACGTCATGGTTACCGTCACAAGGCTGGCGGTCAGACTGGCTGGACGGTAGTAGTAAGAAAGCTCAATGGTGTAGTTGGCGTCCGGGGTAGGAGCGAGAACAAAAGTATCTATGTCTCTGCGCGCATAAACGTTTGGTGTTCCCGAAGCAAGACCTCGGAACATACGCACATAATTATTCTCTTTCTGCTGCAAGAAACTCTCACTTCCAGCAGTTGTGATGGAAAGAGAATTAGACGAAATAAAATCCGTAGGGACAGATAGTTCAGCATTGCCCAATGTCATCGAGCCTGTGTGGATTTTTGTAAAGAACTCAAGGTTTGCTTCTGTGAAAATCCGTTGCTCAGCATTTGTAATGAACAGGTTCAGGTTGCTCACAAAGCTGGTCTCAGTGTAGTCCGTGAACTCTTTGATTGCTGTGCGTAATGTCGTGCTCGTGTAACTCATTTACGGCTCCAACGTGACAGGCCCGACAGTCGCAGCCGCACCACCTCCAACCCGATTACCTAAAACTGCGGCGCCAGATGACGCTGTGAAGAGATAACTGTCGTCATCGATAACAGTGATCGAATAGCCTGTAGCCTGCTGAATAGCCGCAGAAGAAAATCCATCAAACCCTACAACCTTACGAAATCGAACTATGTCACCGGATGACCGGCCATGAGACCGCTCAGTGACAGTGATTGTGTTCGTGCCCTGAGCTGCTGAACGAAAAGGGTTCAAGAAAAGAAGTCGTGCAGGGGGAATATCTTGTTCCACCCGAGAATCCGGTCTTGGATCATGCAAAGCAATCGCGTCACCGGAATGTTTGACTGGCTCGAGCTGCGGGTGTTTGGGCTCATACTCATCAAACCCGACCTTCAGACCGTTCCATTCGGTGATCATGTCATCGAGATCATAACGGAAACCGGAACGATCGGAAAAACCGAAAGCCTTTCTTCCTCGTGCGTAGTGCTTACTCATCAGATCACCCGTAGATATCGTGAGTCAGGGCGAAGCTTTAAAGACGCTCTGTCGGTGTCTTCATTGGCTGCTCTGTTGAACTCGTCCTCATACAGAGGCTTGAGGAGCTGCACTCGGTTGGGCGCTTTCTTGAGCGCGATATAGTATGCTAGGCCTGCCACCAGACACGGTAAAAAGCGATAGGGAAGATCAGACGTATTAACGAGCGTATCATAGTCAAGGATCCTTCTTGAGTAACGATACACTATGAAGTCACGACCTGTCGTGTTCTTGGACACAGGCCACAGATTCAACACCGGCGTAATCTGCCGGTCATAGTAAAACTGCACAGGATCACCGACGGATTTCTTCGTCGGAATATTCATGTATTCGTCTCGGGACAACCGAGTCATTTGTATGTCAGAAGTGACGTCTGTGGTGGTCACAGACTCCATCAAGAAGATCTTGGCTGCATCACTATGCGCGGCAGCCGTGGTGCCGTTCTGTGCCCGTGTGACGCCGATTGTGGTGGTGCTCACACTGGTCACCAGCATGTCTTCACTGTCGATACGGATGATGTCATTCACAGCAAGCGTGGTGACTGCAGTCGTCGTCAAAGAGGTGACAGCATCGTTAATGCCACCACTAAGCACTCCGTTTTGAGATACACGTCGCCGCACGACCTCAAGAATATCGTTGTGATCGGCAACAAGCGTGTACTGATGTTGATTGGGGATAAGGGTCAGCGTACGTTCCTGGATCGTCCAAAGGTTTAAGCCTCTGTTCGCCCATTCGGCAAGCATCAGGTTCAACGATCGTATGCCCGTTTCGAGATCGTAACCGACACGGGTTTCAAGACCCGCGCGCTCGAAGGCCTCTTCAATGATCTCTTGAACTTTGAGATCGAAGTCTCTCGTTGAACCTGTTGCCATTTACTTCTTCTTTTTCTTCGTCCTCATGGCTTTGCCTGCTTTAGCCATGACGGGCTTTTTCATTGCGCCGCCACCACGCATCATTTTTTTCTTGGCGCCCATACCGCCCATGCGCTTACGCATCATGCCCATTTCGTTTTTCATTTTGCCTGGCATCATTATGCTCCCTTGCTCTGTGCCTATTGCTGATCAGCTCTTCATAGCGATCTGGATCGTAATTGTCGTAATACCCGAGCTTACATAAGCACATAGAGGCATCATCCAAATCATCTAATCTCTGTATAAATACCATGACTTCTTCTCCAAGGTAAGCAAGAAGCCATATGTTTTTTGATATGTGGGAAAACCAATGGTTTAGGGCCATGCATCGAGCCTCGTGCTCGATGTAGTTTGTATCGCCAGCCTCGGCTGCGACGATGATCACACGATAGTCATCGTTGAAACGCAGAACCTGCTTGTGGACCTCGTCCCACATATCGGGCTGATCCACCTCAACAAGCTTCACCTGGCCTCTGTCCCAAGCTTGTTTGGCATAGGGACAGACAGGCACGTCGTTACCAAGATCTGGATCAGGGAACGACAGTTCGTTGTAGATCCAGTCACGCAGTTCTTGTTTTAGCTTTCTTTCCATTCTTCCGTGTCGGCATTTGATTGGCGCCGGCCATCATCTTCCGTGGAGAACACATGATGCCTCCATGTTCGAAGCCTGGAACACCGCGGCCCTTCAAAATGTCGGCCTGCGTAACCTTGCCGTCCTTGTTAAGATCGGGAAATTTCTTCTTCATTTCTTCTTCCTCGGTTTTCGACGAACCGCCGCCACTCGTCTTGGCTTACCGGCCGGTTGCCCGAGCCGTTTCTTCTGTCGAATTCGTTTTGCCTTCTCACTCTTCGACATCTCACTTCCAGTCTTAGGAGTCTTTGAAGAGATGCGTTTCGAAGGGCGGCAGTATGGCGTGCCACGTTTCTCACCTTTTTGACGACCACATTTCTTGCCAGTCCTCTGGTCTTTCCAGTCCTCTTTGAACCACCTTTTGAGTGCGAGGCCCTCTTTGGTCTTGCGGACGGCCATCAGGCCCTAGCTCCTTTTGTGAACTTGCGACGATTGCTCATCACCTTGCCGCAGCCGCGAGCCACAGCCGCTCCGTCCTTCGCCCTGATCGGCGGACGCGGACGCTTTGCGGGGGTCACTTGCACACCGCCGTCGGCTCGCTTGTTTTTGGATTTCTTTTTGCCGCCTTTGCCGTAATTGGCTGCCCCAACCTTTCGACATTTAGCGATCGCCCCTGAGGCATAAGCGCTCGGGAAAACCCGGTAGCGCGCTTTTACCTTGTGATAACACGCATCTTTTGGCATTTTCGCTCCACTTGCTCTGCGCTCATGCGCTAGTTCCTAGGCCGGCCACTCGACTTCCTCTGGAGTGGTCGGCCTCTTTTTTTCCTCTTCTTTTTCTTTGATGGCGGCGTCGATATCTGCTTTGACATCTGTGCTCTGGAGATCGCCATCAAAAGTCCCAGAAGTTATTCGCCACGGCGGCAGCAATGATTAGGATTGCTATCCCCCATAAGCGTTGATCCAACCGATCGAGCTTTTTCTCTATCAATGTTTCGAGACGCTTGATCCGTCCGTCTACACGGCCAAATTTTTCGTCCACCTCTTGCTCGAGCTCTTTGAGTTCGGCTGCTACTTGTTTGATTGTCATTCTCGGAGCTCCCACCCGAGTAACCCTCTCATTGTCGTGTGTCATGTGTCAGCACTTCCATCTTTTCCGTGCCTGTCGCAAACGAGAATTCGGGTCTCTTGCTGCTTTAGGAAACTTTTTCATTTGACCGGCAGAACGCGCGCAAAATGATTTGCGCCGCTTTGCGTCCTTGCTTCCCTTCTTCACTTTGCCGGTAACGGCGGTCTTCAATTTTGACCCAGGATTGGCGCGGCGATATGCAGCCACGCCAGCCTTTGTCATTCCCGCCCCGGCCTTTGTGGGGCGAAAATTCTTCTTGTTTCTGGCTGGCATCTTGTCTTGTTTGCGAGCCATGGATCGCCTACCCAAAGAAGCAGGTGATCGACGTGAGGTTCGTCAGTGTGCAGTGACACTCACTTTCGAAAAGAATGCCGGTGTCGGGGATGTAGATTTGCTCGTCGACGTTGTCGGCGGCAAAATCCATATCAAACAAAGTGGCGCCGCCAGACCCGTTCGCGAGAACGAGTCGGGCATTCGCACCACTTGTCGAAACCGTGACAGCCTTGAGGCGGAGACGGCCACTTCTGACCGTCCCCGTCGAAGCTCTGCGCACAGCAATAATTGGGCCTGACATGGTGCCCTCCTATTACTGATCAGCAAATGCTGGAGCAGTTGCAGAGACGACGCTGCCCCAGATGTACCAGTTGGTAGCGTCCTTCGCCAAAACGTTGATCTCAAAGAAGCCGGGCAGGTTGAGCTGGAGCTTCGAGTTCGAGCTGCGGTTCGGTACGACTGTCACGTTATCGGCATTGGTGTCGAGGTGCGCGACCGAACCCAGGAAGAACCGTGTGTTCGAGCCGGAGCTGATGATGACATCATGACCGTCGGCGGTAACGCCGCTGTCTGAGATAAATGTGAACTGAGTGCCTGCAGTGAACGTAGTAGGCAACGTGATGATGCGGTCGCCAGATACGTTAGCAACAGCCATAACACGGCCGGCATGATCAGCCAGGGTCAAAGCATGTGCAGAGTCGCCAAGGGCTACTGGTGTGTATTGAACGCCGCTTGTGCCTACGAGGATGCCGTTAGTGATGGCGCCAGTCGTGGCATTTTTGGTAATGACCCGAAAGCCATTCTCGGATCGTACTGGACCCGAAAAAGTAGTGTTAGCCATTTCATACTCCTGTCGTGGCCAGTGTCGGAAAATCCGTCAGGATATGACACAGCATACAAGAATATCTGGAAACCTACAAGTTATAGCGTAAGACATAAAAAACGAGGGGCGATCCGAAGACCGCCCCTCGCAGGTTCTTAGGGAAAACGCGCATGTTGCTAACACGTTAATCCTTATGCTGCACCAGGTGATCCGAAAACGCAACGAGGATCTGAGAATCCGAAGCTATAACGCTCACGAGCCTTATAGCGCATGTTGCCAGTATCAAAATCACCGTCCATGCCGGTCTGCATAGCAAGACGCTCGAAGTGCTTAAAGCCGTTCGGGCTGTCTGTCTTGATGAAGAACGCATCCGTGTCAGTCAGGAAGTCGTTGACGACATAACCATCAGGCAGCATGCCCATGGACTTCAGTGCGTTGACATCATTGTCAGCAGTTCCGACACGAAGGTTGGACACAAGCAGACGCTCTGCAACGAATTGCAGTTGACGTGGGATGATCAGCTTGCGGCCGGTCAAAGCCACAATCATGCCACGCTCGTCCACGAAACCTGCGATGCTGATCAGAGCGTCTTCGAGAGAAGTCTCGTTGAGGTCTGCTGCAACAGAAGGTTCGTTCGCGAAAACGTCACCGGTGGTCAGCGGGTGATCGGTAGCACACAGAGCAACGCCGTCACCGCCAGCAGAAGCGCCGGCTGTAAATGCGTTGTTCAGAATGGTTGCTGCCTTGACCTGCTTGGTGTGCGCCATAGACCGGGCAAGTGCCTTCGTATAGCGAGCGCCAAGGCGGTCATACAAGTTGTCTTCAACACTTTCTTCCGTCAGCGCGAAGCCCATGGCGATAGTTTCGTGGTTATACCGTGAGGTATATGCCTCGACTGCGTCGTCATAGGTAATGCTGGCGCCTTCCTGCTTTGTTGGAGCAGCTCCGAAACCGGATAACATGACTTCTTCTTCGAATGCTCGATCCGAAGTTTCAGTGTCGAAGATTTCTGCGTGCTGGTTTTCGTAGCGCGCATACTCGAGTCCAAAGAGAGCGTTGAGACCAGGCTCAAGTTCTTTGGCTAGTTGTGCTCTAGATATAGCCATTTATCACTCTCCCTTAGATACCGAGGTTAATCTTGCCAATACCACTCGAGGTTGCATCGCCGTCACCGCCGAAGTTACCAACCGCATTGAAGTGGTTATTGAAACGAACAATCAGGGGAATGCCCCCTGCGGTGAAGTCGCTGTTCTCAACGTCTTCTTGCCAGCCCATGATACGAAGTGGCAGCGTCTGCGTCGTTGCGATACTGCCCACGGCCAGTTTTGCCGAAGAGATGCCAGTGGTATCGCTTCCGCTTTGAGCCTCGCCAAAAGGTGCGTTTGCAAAAACTGCTGCACGCGCGCCTGCTTCGTTCGTGAGGGTTGCGTCAGATGTGATTGCGAACAACTGATGAGGATCGTCATAGACGAACGCCTTGATCGGGAAGTTCGAATCTGCACCTGATCCTTGCCAAGTGTTGGAAAACTTAGGTTTTCCGTCTACCGATGAGATAAACTCACAGCCGTAGAAGACGCCAACAAAAGGAACAATTCCACCATTCGCATTGCCTGGACGGTCAATAAACCCTGTAGAAAGAGGGATAACCGGCATGCCTTGGTAGATTTTGTTCGTATTTCCATTGGCAATCTCGTACTTAGTATAAGTTCCCACACCGTGATTCATGGGCGCGCCGCTCATCTTGGCGATCGGACGCATCCCAAAAGCGACATTTGTATTCGCCATGGTGTTATCACTCCAATTTTACTCGGAGGCTACTTGTTGCCGCCCCCGAAAGTTACACGAGACTGCCTATCGTTGAAGATAGGCATTGAGGGGTGCTGTTCCCTCATAAGATTTTCATCAACGGCTTTGAGTTGTTGGCGGGACTGCTCCCGGTAGTGTTCAGTTCTTTCCTCGACCGTCTCTACTGGCATGCGACACAGGATCAGCCCCCCTACGCCAATGCAGCCAGCATATTTACCCTCTTCGAGAGTAGGATAACGACCTACCATCTCAGGATACTCGTCGGCCCTGACGGGCTCCCAACCTTCACGCAGTTTGGCAAACACGTTGGATTTATCGTCCTCGCCGCGAATAGCGGTTCGGATCCACCTGTGCTTGTAACCCTCTGGCGGTTCAGGTGCGTCCAAAGAAGATGGTGGTGCCCAAGGCTTCCGGCGTTGGGTCTTTGCGCGAGATTCGCTCTCACGAGGCGTTCTAGGAGAAGCTGTCATGACTCTAGTCCTTTACATGTGCTGCGTATTGCTCTGGGGTTACTCCCAGACGTTTTGCAATGGCGAGCTGTGAGGCGTTGAGTTTCACAGTTCTGCGCCCCTTTTTGGCTCCAGCTCTTGAAGCTGATGCCCCAGCAGAAGCGACACTGGGTGCTGCGGCCGTCGGTTTTGCTTCTTCAAACTTATGAGGAAACGCTTCACGAACGGCCTTATCCAATGCAGTATAATAATCCTCTGTTTTTGGATCAAGTCCCATCTTTTTGGTTAAGGTGTTATGAATGCCATAAGCTGCATATGTCATGGCGTCATCTTCACCAAACCAGGTGTTTTCTTCTGCCCACCTGCGAGCTCGAGGATCGACCGGCTGTGGGGCGGTTTGCTGCTGTGGAGCCACAGGCGCTTCCTCTGGTGCCGCCTGTCGTTCCTTGTTGTGCTTGACCGCTTCTTCATGCCGAGCCTGATCGAGTGATAGACGTGAGATCTTCTGCGTTGCCGCCATCAAGGCTTCAGCGTCACCATCCTCGTGAGCTTTTTCGAACTCCTTCTTTGCGGCTTCCATGGCAGATTCAACACGACTGCCAAACTCGCCGACAAAACTCTCATCGAGCTTCTCGACTTTGGCACGCAGTTTGTCGTTCTGCTTCTTTACGGATTCTGCGAAAGTGATCGCCTCGTTCTTCTGGCGCTCTTCTTCACGCATGCGGCTCGTCAGCTCGTTGATGCGCGTCTGGACGCCCTTAGAGTACTCCTCAAGCTCGTCCTTGGACTTTTCTGCCGGTTGCGTTTCTTCTGCGGCGGCCTCTTCTGGAGAGGCTTCTACTTGCTCTTCGCCTGCATCCAGTTCGATCTCTTGAACGCCGTCGTCCTCAACGACCTCTTCGGCCTTCTTCTGTGCTTCAGCCATGGTTATCCACCTATTGCTTTGACGTCATCTGGATCGATGATCGTTGCGATGATCTCGTCATCGTTGATGATGCGAACCTCCCCGCCCTCGATCTGGAATCTCGAACCGGCATACCGACCAATGCAAACCCAGTCGCCCTCCTTGCACCAGGCAGGAGGCCGGAGATTCGCGTCTAGTGATTCACTGAACTTTTCGCGATCCAGGTAGGCCAGTGGCCCTACCTTCAGCACATATGCGACCACGGTCGCGCGTCCCTCGCGCTCTCGAACGGCGTCAGGGACGTAAACACCACCATCAGTCTTGTCCTTGCCTTGATACGGCATGACAAGAATGCGCCATCCAGTGGGCTGGGGTAGTCGATCTTTTAGGGATTCGTTTTTGGCCTGTTTTTCGGCAGCTTTCTTGGCCGCGTGCTGCTTAGCAAGATATTCAGGTACTATCAGGCTCATCGTCTGATGTGTTTCCTTTTTTCAGCAGGGCCTGAAACTCGTCATATGCGTACCTGAGACCCTGTACTTCAGCCACGCGAGCGCGATAATCTTCGAAGTCCTTGCAACCACCAGAAGCTATCGAATTACCTACATCTGTCATACGTTGATGTAGAATTTTCCTATAATTGTCCACAAAATGTACAAAGTCCACTGTTTTTTACCTTAAAATATCATCTGATTGTAGAAAAAGGTCAGTTGAATCCTCGTCTGGCTGAAGCTGCAGGTCTGGATCAATGCCAAATTCCGGGATTACGGCCGGTTCTGCGCCCAAGAAGGTCTGCGCTATGCCTATACCGGGCAAAAAACCCAGTGCTTTCTCCGTCAAACCAGCAATCCCCCCTGAAACGTTAGATGGAGGGGCTTCTGCCACGCCAAAACGAGTCAACATGCCTGGCTCAACACCAAATCTGGTGACTCCTGTGGTCATGTCGCCTCCTACGCGACGTCCGCGCATGTCAGTTTCAGCAAACGGACGCATATATCTGTCATATGCCAGTTCATTTAGGCGATTGATCTGACCCGGCGTGTTCGCAAATTGATCTGTGTAGCTCACAGAGCTAGGATCGAGGCCGAGCACCCTCGTGAAAAAGCCCTCGTTGCCATAAGGATTGGTCTCGGTACGTCCTGTGCGCGCCAAAAAATCGTTAAAAGACAGAGCTTCGCCGCCGCCGGCTATGTTTCCTTGCTTGTCATAACCCAGACTATCTGATTTTGAGGCATACTGGCCTAGGCCCGTCGCCCTTTCAAATTCGTCTTGAGTCATACCAGCAAGTTCGTCGCGAACTCGCGTGCGTTCTGAGATTACCGTAGGTGAGCCAGGACCCCCCGAGCTTCTGAATGTAACTGGCATTATTTTTTCCTCATTGCCTTACCGGCTCTGGCCTTTTGAACGGCGCGTCCAAGTCTCGCGGATCCGGCGTCCTTCTTCTTGCGCCCTGTCTTGATCAGGTTGGTGGCCTTCTTCTTTGATATGCCGAGATCTTTGGCGAACTGGGCTATTCTTGGTCTGGCCATATTTCTTTCTCCTGTTCTCGGCTACTTGCTCGGACGTAGTCCGATTGTGCATGTCCCACATCATTTTTTCGTCACCATGTTAGAAATCTTCGTCACCAGAGCTGGCGACTTCTCCACAGTGCGTAACGTCCCGAGACCAAGTAATCCACCCAAAACGGTAAGCAAATGATCCATGTCGAAATCCGGCATGGGAGGTATCGGCTTGCCAGCTATAGCCATACCGAACTCGGTCATGGGCTGACCTACGAAATGCCAGGCAAATGCTAATGCACATGTCCAGCCAACCGCAGGGCGCCACCCTCCCTTGAAGACGGAGTTGGATGTTGCTTCCGCCTTGTTGATTTCTAACTGCTTAATTGCTAATTCATGGGCCTGATTAGTTGCTAATGTGGCAACTTCGTGGGCGATTTTTGCCTTTTCGTCAGCATCAGGAATGGCTTTATCTAACAGATTGGTAATCGGCCCGATTAGAGATAGCAGGCTCATCTATTACTCCTGTTTGCAGCCATGGCCGTCTGAGAATTGATGCGATACAAGTTTACATCCGCCCGATCGTCAGCAATCTCCTTTTGCAGAGCGATGCGCTCTCTAGCCAAATCGAAGGACTGCTGGAGTTTTGCTTGGTCAATCTGGAATGACATCTTATCATTCTCGATCTTACGCTGCAATTCCATAGAGTCGTTCATCAGCTCCTGCTGCCGAATACCGACAAGCGGATCTTCCTGCTGCGCCGGTTGAATCAGGCCCATGACGTCTTTGGAAATCTCGACGATCTGTTCTGCGATCGCAGCTTCAACGGCAGCCGGATCAATTTGTGGCATGACGCCCTCGATACGCAGGGCTTCTTGCTGAGCCTTTTGGAAGAAGACGCTGACCTGATCACGCGCCAGAAGCGAGATATGTTCCTGCAAGTGCGCTTGCAGCAAAAGGTAACCTTGCGGATTTGCCGTTGCCATGGGGCTGGACAGGAACTGAGCGTGCGCGGTGATGTGCTGCTCGTGTGATTGCTGCGGAAACGCCTGCATAGGCACGCCGCGGAACGCATCCGCGTTCTCGATTGCCGGGTCCTTTGGAGTCGGCGGCTGCGGCACAGGCAGGATCGCATCGATGTTCTTCACATCGAGAGCATCATACATCCGCCGGAAGGCTTCATACTGATTATGAAGTTGGGGAGCCTGCTGCGCGAGCTGCAACTGTGTCTGAGCCAGTGTCACGCGCTGAGCCATAGAGAAGATAGACGGATCAGACACTGGGAGGATATCTACCCGCCCGTCAAAATCTTGCATCATGATCTCAGCAGGCACCCCACCTCCGATGTTATATGGATAAGGAACGGGATTTTCACCAAAAACCTCTGCAAGAATTCTAAATTCCTGCTTCTGCGCATAATGCAGGCGCTTGTGGATGCCGGAAATAATCTTCGAGCCTTGCTCGAGCAGTGCAACCGTGGTGCCCACAGGCGCGTTTGCATTGGCATCAGAGATCTTCGCATCCGTCACGGCCGCGAACCGGCGACCGCCGTCCACGATCACACCAAGCAAACGCTCGAGCGTGGCACTTGGTTCTTTATATGGCAGAGGGATGATGGCGTCACGCAGGCTGCCGCCCGGTACATCTATTGCTCGGAATTCTCCAGGGGCAATGGGCTCATCATCTTTTCTGTCTCGAATACCTCGGGCTTTGAACCCCCCAGGCAGATTTGACAAAGTTCCTGCATCGATGAGTTGTCTAAGGATAGAAGTGGCAGCTTGAGACAAACCACCAATTGTGTGCAGCAGGCCAAAGCCGTAGAAACCGAATCCTGGCAAAAAGCGGTAATGGACGAAATAATCACGCTTGCGTTTTAGCGGGTCATCTTCACGCCAGTTACGAACTACTGACAGGACCTCGCCGCTCCCTTCATCTATCGTTACTATATAAGGTAGGCCTACGCCAGTAGGTTGACCCAAAGCATCAAGGTCCTCGAACCCCTCAATGTCCATATCGACATGACATTCTAGGATCGTATGCACGTCGTCATTGTAGTTTGGCCTGATACCCTGCAGCTCGTCGCCGGTCGAACGGATCGAGTCCATGTCTGAATCGTCCGAGCTGGGTGACAGCTCAATATCACGATAGACGCCGGCAACCTGCAGCTTGCGCAGCTCGTTCGAGTTCATGCGCACCACATGCGTGATCCGCTCGGCCGTGCGCAAATCTGTGGCAGCATACGGAACAACCAGATCCTCGGCCGGCACGAACTGCGACACCGCACGCTTCTTGGCCTGATCGAAATACACCTTCTTAAAGGTCGAGCCCGTAAGCGGCAGATAATAAAGCATCTGATCTAGATCAGGGTCATACTCATCCATGATCTCTGTGATCTGAAAATTCATGTAGTCTTTTACGCGCTGCGCCTGATCTTCAAGAACCTTGTTGGGAGCGCCGAGGACCTGTGTTTTCACAGGGCCGCCGGCAGGCAACATTTCTTTGTAGGCAGCAGCCTGAAACTGAGTAACAGCCTCTGACAGCATGGGGTGGTGAACACCGGACGCACCCAAGAACGGTTCAGACCGCTCTTCATAGTTCACTCCGAGTAGCTTCAATCCTTTCGCGATTGCCTGCTCCCAGTCGTCGCGAGACTCCTTGTCATCCGAGTATGACGATCGCAGATCCGAAGATAGCTGAGACAAGGCCCCAGAATCGAGAACCTCGGCTAGATTTGCTGTGTGGTTATAAGCCGGCGCCTCAACCTCCATCATTTCATCTTGAGCCAAGATCCCCGGTTCGAGAGCCTCTTCTATGAGAACCTCAAGTTCTTGTGGGATTTGTTCGGCTGCACCACCAGGGCCCATGGCCGCAGCAGTGAGTTGTGGAGGTAGTGCCATAATATTGTCCTTACGTCGTTACGACCCTCTCCAGAAGTGAAGCCAGGCCTCCGTACTTGCGTTCTTCTAGTTCTTTCTTGAATGCCGTTTTGACATCCTTGGCGTCGGTATCTACCAGCCGGTAGATCATCTTCGCCTGTTCCTTCTTGCTCAGACCTGAATCGAGTATTTTGTCGGCGATGGTTTTTGCAATGTCAGGCTGCATACTTCCCTCTTTGGCGGCCGCCTCTATTGTGTTGACAAACTCATCGACAATCGAAGTTTCAAAATCCATGCCGGCAAATGCTTCTGCCTCTTCCGGAGTTAACTTGCGGCTGCCCTCTTCAAGCTTTTTTGTGGCGTTGCTTAACGCTGATTTAGCCGCCCGTTGCACGGCCGGGGCGTTATCGCCAATAGCTTCGAGAAGCTCGGTTCCAAGTCCTTTGACGCTGCCTACCCCCGTGGCCAATGAGCCCAGTAACCTGCCCCCGTTTTCTGCAGGGCTGTCTGTTGGTTTTCGAAACCCGCTTCCAATGCCTTTCGCCAAATCTGCATATCGATTGATCAAGTAATCAGACCCTAGAAAAGGTTCCGGATGATCCAAGCCGACAACTCCGAGAGCCGCGTTCGCCAGGTCAACTGGTCCACCAACTAAATCAAAGGGGGCAAATTTCGCTCCGTGTAAAAAATCCCCCGCGTATTCTTTTTTCGTCTTTCGCTCCTGAGACACCTTTTCCGGTGCCTTGGGCATGCTTGTCTCCTAGTAATAATCTCTCAACTTCGCCGGCAACGGCTCGTCATCGTCCTCTTCGCCTCGAAGGGTGATGAACCCGCCCTGCCTGAAGCGCATAACTGCCATGGTCATCGAGTCCACCAAATCGTCATTGTCCCCGTTCGGGAACGAAGCGACTTCCTCAATCACTTCGTCTGCAAATTTCTTTCCTTTTGGATACCATACTTTCTCATTCTCGAAAATAGCGGAACACATATGAAGGCGGGTTGTTTTGTCCAAACCTCCTCCTTTGCGCCGCCCTGGAGCAAAAGTGACGACGGGGAGGTTCAGTAACCTCAGTTCATCAGCAAGGGGCTGACCTGAAGCCTTCGCCTCGATCAGCATCATGTCGGGTTCCCAATAATCGTTTTGCTCGATCGCCACTTCTTTCAGCTCAGGGAAGGACCAACGGCCGCGCTTCGCGTCCAGCAGGATGATGTGCTGCGCGCCGTTGCTGAAAGGCTCGAAGATCCCCCAAGTGGTGATCGCCGAATAGTCGGCCGTCTCTTTCTTGGAGTACGCGGTATCGTATGACTGAATGATGTAGTCGAGCTGCGGGATCTCATCGTGTTTCCACTCGCGCCACCACTCGCGTTTGATGATGGCAGTTTCCTCAGATGTAGGATTCTGCTGCCACTGCGCATTCCACTTGCTGGGGGACAGGTTTGCCTTGACCCGGATCAGCTCGTCCTTCTTCCAGAACTCAGGCCACAGTGGTTCCCCCGATGGCATGATTGCCGGGAACTCTACGATCTCCCACTGATCAGCCAATGTATCGCTTGCTTGTGCCTGCAACAGGCGCCCGGTCAGGTCCTTCTTGGACCACCTGGTCTGAACAATAATGATCTTGCCGCCAGGCTGGAGTCTCTGCCGGGGACCCGAGGTGTACCACTCCCAGGTATTGTCATATGCAGTCGAAGAAAGTGCGTCCTGCTCGGAGTGCGGATCGTCAATGATCAAGAGGTCCGCACCCCGGCCGGTCATAGCGGCGCCCACCCCAGCCGCGAAATATTCCCCCCCGGCGCTGGTTTCCCACCTACCTGCAGCCTGGGAATCCTGTTTGAGGTCCGTTTCGGGAAAGATCTCGCCGTATTTGGGGTCAGCTATGAGATCACGGACCTTCCTACCAAAGCGGGTAGCAAGCTCTGTGTTCATGGTCGCCTGGATGATCTTTAGCTTGGGATCCTGCCCCAAGAACCAAGACGGCATCAAATACGAAGCAAACTCCGATTTGGAGTGTCGCGGCGGCATGTTGACGATCAATCGAGTCAGATCGCCCGAGACTATCCTCTCGAGCTTTTCAGCAATGATCTCGTGATGCCTGCCGACAATGAATCCATCATAGACATGATTGACATACGCCATAAAGGATTCTTTAGCGGCGTCTCTAAGATCGCGGCGCTGAAGCTCTTCCTGGATAGAGATAAGCTCAATTAGCTGATCTTTGGTCAGCGTCGCGTGATCGATAGCGTTCATACAAAAATTATATATCACACCGTCCTTTATTTGACAGTATCAAATTTTCATACCCGAACGAAATTACACGCCAATGAATTTATAAACCCAGCACGCGCACGCGCAGCTGGCCGGGCCGGGCCCCAAAATATGTGGGGTGGGGGTCCGCGGTCCTCGAACCTGAGGCCCGATCGACCAGAGTAACCCCGGTGCGAAGACCGAAAAAAAACTTTATATAATCTCATATAATGGTTGCATGACATTCTATGTCCGTGTTAAGACAGCGTTGTCTTAAACAAAGGAGCTAGACATGAGCAAATTCAACACCAACCTGACCGCCGATCTCGACGCCATCTTCGCCAACCTGAGCAAGGAGGACCGCGTCCGCCAGTACCAGAAGATCAAGGCTGCTCAGGCCTATCTCGATCTGAAGATGAAGGCCCTGAAGGGCAAGGTCCTCGAGCAGCAGGACGACCGGTTCGAGATCGTCACTGGCTCGACCCGGACGACTGCCCCGAGCAAGGCTCGCTACATCGAGCTGCACGGTCAGGCTGCGTGGGAGCGCGACTGCAAGGTCAGCGAGATCGCCCCATTCGTTCGAGGCCTCAAGTAAGCGGCAGGCGGGGCTGCGGCCCCGCCGACTGTCCGCCGGTCACTGCCGGCGCTGATGAGACCACAAGGTCGAAACAGTCACTCAATGCCAAGGAGGTTCACCATGGCAAACATCGCTTCCACAATCGTGCTGCTCAACGCGGCTGCTCCCAAGATCGACGACGCGCTCGCGGTCCTCGAGGAGGCCTACAATCAGCTCGACAACAGCTCGCGCAGCGAGAGCGAGCAGGACGTGCTCATGGAGGTCGGCTCGCTGCTCGACACCATCACGTCGCTGCAGGGCGACATGCAGGACGTCATCGACACCTACGGTGACGACGAGTAATTCAACCGGGGGGCTGCGGCCCCCCACAACCCCAGGGAGGTTCACCATGGGTTATCACGCTATCCAATCTGGTTTTAACAAGGCACGCGCTGCCGAGGCACGCAAGGCGGGGCGCTCGGGCGTCGAAGGTCTCAAGGAGATCATCTATCCCGTGAAGGGCACGCTGCGCGAGCTTAGCGCCACGATCGTCCGCGAGCGCGAGGCCTTTGCCGAGCGGCGCAAGGCTGTCGGCGACGTCTTCAAATACGATAGCTTCATCGTGTTTAAGGGCTCGAAGATGCATGGGCGCTACACCCTAGTCGAGGGGCAGCTCAAGAAGACGGAGGCCTTGATGCCATTCTAGCATCGAGCTACAACCACCACGAAAGGGCGCTGCACGGAGCGCCCTTTTTTTGTGCGCGCTGCTCTCTTCTATATGGCGCAGGGCGCAGGCAAGCCTGCAAGTTTTAGTATGGCGCCCTTGGACCAGGGCGCAGGGCTCTCGATCCTTCTATCTGGGACAGGGCGCAGGGCCAGCAGCACGCAGGATTTATTTCTGTAAATCTCCTCTAATGTTGTTGATCACATAGGATAATTCTATATACTCCTATGTATCGGATAACCCCAACTCGAAGGAGATACTTTTATGAATCCGAAAGCAATGATCCAATCCGCAAATGGCCGCCTCTCAGCCGCCGTGTCCGAGCTAGACGAAGCTTATCAGGCTTTGGATGATTACGGCATGATTGCGCACGAGAAGCTCGAGGAGCTCAACGAGCTGGTAGGCTATCTCGAAGAGATCGAATACCGTCTCGAGCAACTCGCACCGAGCAACGACTAATGGGCGCGCCAGTACGCGACGACAAGCGTCTCTTGTCGAACGTTTCCAAAATGCCAGGCTCTAGCATCTCTCGGGATGCTAGGCTTTGCCATGTCGGCTCGAAGCTGCGCAATGTGCCAGGCTCGACGTGCTCGAAGTGCTATGCGCTCAAAGGCATGTACAACATGCCAAACGTCCGGGCATCGATGGCCATGCGGGAAGATTTCTTCCACGCTATCGATTTCGTGCCGCGCATGATCAAAGTGCTTAACCGCCTGCGCAAGCCCGAGTTTCGCTGGTTCGATAGCGGCGACGTCGACTCCGAGCTTATGGCTGAGAACATCCTGGACGTTTGCGAAGCCACGCCGAACAAGCGCCACTGGATACCCACGCGCGAATACAAAATCTGGCGCGCGGTACTCCGGCGCAGGAGCCTACCCGACAACGTCACGTTGCGCGCCTCGGCAGCCATGATCGACGGTCCGGCACCCGAGGGCTTCGAGAACACGTCGACGGTAGCAGGCAAGGCAGACAAGCTTGTCGGTCATGTCTGCCCGGCACCGAAGCAAGAAGGCAAATGTGGCTCGTGCCGCGCTTGCTGGTCTCGTGACGTGAAGAACGTCACCTACTATCAACACTAGAGAAGGAGACAAACGACAGTCCAAACTATCGACACACTCCTCGAGCCCGGCCCTACCCCGGCCGGGCTCGATCTCTTCTCGGCTCGAGGCCCAGGCATCGAGGATCGAGCACCACCCGCGCCGGTTCTCGGGCGCAGGGCGCAGGGCGCAGGATCGAGCGCCACATATATCGGGCGCGGGGCGCAGGGCGCAGGGCGCAGCAACTCTTTCTATATATCGGGGGCGCAGGGCGCAGGGCGCAGGCCCTAGCTTCGCGGTGCGAGAACCGTGGTCCGCAGCCCCTCAACCACGTCCCTCAACTCTCCCTCCCAGATCGGTAGGCTCGGATCGCGGTCCGTGGAACTCGAAACGTGGTTTTTTTGCAACTCGCTAGGAAGCCCATACAGCGCGCTGAATAAAAATAGGCATGAGGTCGAGGGATCGCGGAGCAAGAACGCTGAGCGGCCTCCTGAGAGCGAATGAGAGGCATTCCAAGCGAGTTGCGACGGCCTCGGTCGAAATTGGCTAACTTTTCCTACCTTCAACTCTAAAAAAAGCGACTGCCTGTCGAGCACCAGATAGACATCAGGGACTCCCGCTCCTGCTCTGTTTTCCATCCTCTGGCAAAAAGTTCCTCTCGGTAGAGTTGCCTTCAATGACTTCCACAGGTTTTGCTCCGGCCCCGCTGCCATTCAATTTCTCCAGTCTATACATAAGCTCCTCGCGAGAGAGTTGATCAAGCTCGTGCGTGTGGTGTGTTTCGCGCTTATCAATCGCGATGCCACCCATGGCGGCACGAATTTTTTCAGCGTTGATCGCCGCGGAAAATTGACCGGCATCTTCTGCTTCGAGCGAGAGTTCCCGAAGCCGCTTCAATTGGCCTTCCAGTGTGACGCCGTATTTACGCTGCCGCTCCTCTCGGAGTTCGGCAATGGCAGCAACCACGATCGGGTAGTCGCGCCCATTTAATAGCTTTGTCGCCATGACATCGGCTGTCTTGGCTGAATATCCGGCTGCAATGGCGCAGCCTTTGCGTGTTGATTCACCGTCAACAAATTTCTGAACGAAGATCACCTGCTTGTCGGTAAGCCCTCCATTCCGTTCTTTTTGGCTCTTAAACTTCTTGTCTGCCATCTGTTTTTCCTTTCGTGAGGCACGGTGAGCCAGTCTGGCGATCGTGCATAGGCTCGGCGAACAGGCCGACCTGAATTATCTGCATGGACCAATATTGATACGTCATGGGCTCTTCTTTCGGGTTGAGACAGGCTGAGACAGCCTTGGACAGGGTTGAGACAAATTCCTGTGAACAGCTCCGAAAATAACAGGAAATCGTATCATTTGACAAATGGCGTGTAATTTTCCGCGTCTCGGGCTCGTTTTTGTCTCAGGAGGGGTGGCGACGAGAAGTTTCAATAAAATCAGTAGGATCACATCTTAAAACCGAACTCTGACTAATAGCTCAGGGCAAAATTTGAACGGATTTTGTTGAGTTTTTTGTCTCAGGTTTTTCTTTTTTGTCTCAGATGAGGCGAGACATACAAACCGGACTTCGCTTCATTGGCATGAAAAATTCTGGGAGAACAATAACTTACCTATATTTGTGAAAATACGTTCTCAAATTTTGCCCTGAGCTATTAGTCAGAGTTCGGTTTTAAAATATCAAACCATTGAAAACTCTACATATTCTCGTCGCCACCCCTCCTGAGACAAAAATCGAAAATCCATCTAATAGCATGTGCGAAGCATAAAATTTTTTCATATCATTGCATTTTATTGTAGACAGTCAGCGTTTTTCCTGAAATAACCTACCTCATACACAAATTGTCGTATACGACATCGAACGAACGGAGCAAGCAAATGAACAAGCAAGACCAGATCATCAAGAACCTCGTTGCACGGACCGAGGCCCTCGGCGGCACCCATCACCGCACCGACTACACCTACAGCGGCGTCGTCTCGCTGAGTCTGGAGATCGGCAAGTCGCACGCCATGGTGGTTATCGGTAAGCGCGGCGCGATCCAGTATGCCTCGACATGGTTCGAGGATCAGTACGGCGACTGGATCAGCGTGCCTGACAAGAAGAGCCGCCCGAGCTGGGCTCGTGCCGGTGAGCTACGCGCGTGGTTCTGGCAGGTCAGCCGCGACATGCACGGCGACGAGGAAGCCATGCGCCGCGTCCACCAGTTTCACAACACCGCTTCAATCAACTTCAACGACAAGATGGTGGCGGCCTAACGGCCCCACCCCGAGGAGGATTTTGTCATGTTTGTATTCGCGAACAAGAACTGCCCCATCATCGCCAACGACACTCTCGTCACCTACCCGGGGCACGGCGGCTACCGCTACTTGGTCCGCTCGGTCGGATCGAAGGGCGAGTTCTACTGCGTCACGGACGACCGTGGAACGGTCGTTGCACATCAGATCAACAAGGCCGGTGACGGCGGCTCCTACGACTACGCGCGTGGCGTGCAGTTGGTCGAGGACGCCATCAAGCGTGCTGCTGCCGATCGCAACGTGATCGAGGCCGCCGAGCGGCTCGCGTTGTACGAGAACGACGAGTTCCTTGCCATGGACTACGACGACGACGTTGCCGCCTACGACGCGGCTCACGGCATCAGCTAAGGGAGGATTTTGCCATGACCACAATCAATCAATTGAGATGGAGTGCTGGCGTTGTCAACGAGCAGTTGAAGCGCTCGGGCTCCGAGCTTGTCTACTTCGTCAACGACGCGCGCGAACAGACCGGCAAGATCGTGCTGTACACCGAGCAGTATGGGCACGAGCATTCGTTCAAGACGCCGAAAGAGTGCGCCATGTTCCTGCGCGGGATGCTGGCCGGCATCTACAACACGCGGCCGAACGCGAACTTCATGCGCGATCCTGCCACCAGCCGCGTCCTCGATGACGACGCTGCCGAACTGCAAAGGCGGCGTCAGCTAGTCGAGACCGCCTACGCAAAGGCCAACGAGGAGGCCAGCCAGTGACCATCATTCACCTGACCCCGAACCAGTCGAAGCTGGTTGAGAAGATGGAAGCCGGATACCGCGACTTCCACTCGTTCTACCAATCCGAGGACCGCGATGAGGCGGCCTACCGGATCGTCAAGGCGAAGCTCGAACTGGGCTTTGGCAAGGCGGACATCGACGACAAGCAATGGACCGGTGCACGCAAGCACCATAAGCGGCTGCGGGTTGCAGCCGACAAGAAGGGAGCCACCCAATGAACATCGAATATTCCCCCGCGACTGGGGCACCACGAATCCTGATCCAAGCCAATCCCTGTTGGGAGCAATGGGCCGAGCTTGCCGAGGCCGTGTGGGTCACGGCACTGGAGGGTGGCTGCAATTACTGGATGGACCACATCCACATCCGCCATCTGGAAACGACTGCTCCGTACGCGAAGCTGCCGGAGGGCCGCCACTGGAGCCTAAAAAATGGTGGTGACATCATCAAGAACTTCAGCCTCGTGGTTCACCACAACGCTGGCGGTCATGACTATTGGATAAAGGGCAGCATCGAGAATGCCGAGGTCACCGAGGCCAAGTCATTCGATGTGGTCGCGCGTGGCATCAATAACCTGCCGCCCGATGTGAAGATGTCGGTCATGTTCTCCGAGACCTGCGACATCGACGCTGAGATCGCGGATCAGATCATCCAGTGCGGCCTGTTCGGGAGTGCGGTCTATGGATGACGAGCAGCTGATCTGTGTGGACGAGAAAGTCCGAGAGAACCTGCGTCAGTTTGGTGATCTCATCTTTGATGAGGCACCCCAGAAAGAGATCGATGCAGCGTGGCGCGCTTACAAGCGCATGAAGGACCTACAAAGGGAGGGCGTTGAGTATGTCCCAACATTCTGAAGACAGGTGGGTGATCGTGGTGCCCACCCTATGCGAGGGCGACATGGCGTGGGGCGAGTCCTCCGGCGTGATCGAACTCTACGAGACAGAGGCTATGGCCGAGGCGGAGATACAGGACTGCTTCGAGTGCATGGTCGAGTCCCAAATCGAAAGCGGGTTCGAGCCGGACGAAGAGCCGAGCGCATTCCCGCTCCCCTACTCCGAATACGTCAAAGGCAGGAAGGCAATCTGGCATGCAACAAATCATTGAAGCTGATTTCTCGGTGACCTGCTCCGCAATGTGGGAACCGAAACTACTGGACAACTGGCCGGAGGATGAGAACGGCCGTCTCCTGACGCTCGACGACGCGGCTGAGTGGTTCATCAAGTGGGGTGTGCTGTGTGTCGCGTGGAAGGACCAAGGAACGTGGATCGAGTACGAACCAACCTCGGCCGAGACCGGTGATGCGGATCTCAAGTATCCCGACCGCGTCTACCGCTCCGGCAAGGAGATCGTGAACGGAGGGCATGGCGTTGAAGAGGTTTGAAGTAACGATCGTGGCAAAGAACATCGTGGTGATCGATGCAGCTAGCGAAGCCGAGGCGTACGACAAGGCTCTGTCCTTGGGCGTCTGGGACACACTGGATGGTGCTGACTACGAGATCAGCACCATTATCCCCGATCCATACAACGAGGAGAACGATCAATGAGTGTTGTCGAAAACTGGGAGTCGCTGATGGCGGCCCGAGATGCGGCAGAAAAGGATCACTGGTCCATGCCGCTTTACAACGAATTCTATCAGGCCGTCCTCGATGACGAAGAGGGCTCGAAGAATTTCAACCGCCTATTAGAGCGGTACATGTTGGCATCAACTGAAGCGCGCGCAGCCATGGACGACGTCCTAGTCGCGGTGTGCGGATGGAACATGCCTAGTCTGGCCCATAAGGCCTACCCACAAGAGGCCGAGAAGGCCCACTAACAAGAGAAGGAGAACGATGAATGAGCAAGACAGGACAATGGGTCCTCGGCATGCAGGAGGACGCGACGTGGATGTCGCGAGATTCGTGGGCCGCGAAGCACGGTGCGAGCAACTTGTCTGTCTATGACGAGGTGCAGGAGGGCGACACCGCCTTCGAGCCTTACGCGGTCAAAGTCGAAGCTGCCAATCGGTCAGAGGAAGTGGCAGCTACCGACGATGACCTTTTCAACAAGGTGGTCGAGCTGATCGGCCGGACCTTCGAGGACAAGGAGGCGCGGCAGTGAACCAGTACTATACCGATCTGTCGCTGCCGGCAGGTCCCCCGCTCTCCAAGCACTACACCGACCAAGGGAGGCCCAGAACTGGGTCTCCCGAGGACCGAGGCTCAGCCGACCGGTACTACGGTCGAGGCTACAAGCCTCATTGGTATCGCCCTACGCCGGAGGGCCCTCACGCAGTAGTGAGGGTTGAGGCGCAGGACATGACTTCGTCAGAGCTGGCTGCATACGACTACGGCTACGGCCGGGAGACCGGCGAAAAAGAATGGCGCGGTGAGCCGTGCCCAGTGCAGGAAACTATCGAATGGTAATGCGAGTATCAGACTATCCGCAAGTGCCACCCAAGCTGGTGGTATCACGCAACAAGCTGCGCAAGGAGCTCGAGGCCGACGGCGCAGGACAGCTCGAACACTATAAGTCTAGGGTCAAAGCATGTTGGCTACAGCGCTACGGCTTTCATATGATTGGTGTTCAGAACATCCATGATGAGCTGCGTCTCGCCATGATTGGCAAGGTAAAGGCAGCAGACTTTGTCGAGCGTCTAGGCTCGGCTCTCTACATCCCAAAGGAGTAATAAATGAAACAGTCCATCATCCTTCTTGCGGTGCTGGTCGCAGCCAGCACGCAAGCTGCCGCTCACCCGGCTGATAATCATACAGACGCGGATCACTATCACACCGAACCTCCGATTAGATACAGCCTAGTCGCGTCATCGGTCGTGGTGTGTGACGCTTCAAAAGGCGTGCTCAAAGTTGAATATGATCCCATCTACGAAGGATGCATGTATGCACATCGCGACGAGTGGTTGAGAAGTGCGAAAAAAGGCACCGCTGGGAGTCAAGTTCGTAAACTCATTAGTCAGAAATGCGAGCGCACCGCGTGCAATCCCTCGTGGCTAGATGAACTCAGATATAAGTGAATAGAGTTGCCCAACTCTCAACCCTAGTGTTTACTTAAAGAAAAACCCAATGCCGAGAAGAAAAAAGGGAGAAGTATCGTGAACTACAAAAAGAGTCTTGTACCTCCAATCCTGATCGCAACTGCATTGAGCGGCGTGACCGTTTTCTCCGCTCATGCTTCTTGCGAGAACACCTCGCCCTCTTCTCGGCTTAACCCGACGGAGTTGTCTGATCACGGAAAGTGCTGGCTAAAAAAGCACCGTCCCGAGGAACAGTCTGGCTTGGCAGGAGAATTGTTTTTTGTACAGGCCCCGAACGGTGACTACTTCTCCATGCCTGTCAAAACCCTGGCTCAAATGCCCGAGGAAAAAGCCATTGATCTGGTTTCAAAAGGCGTTGTCGGGATGATCAAGGAAGATGTTCAAGAGATCGGAAAGGTGGCTGCTGCTTCGCAGGAGCTTGAAGACCTGCGTATCAAAATTAATCGGAAGCAGGAGAGATTGAAAGTTCTCAGACAACAGAGCTCAGATTTGCAGGAAAAGAGGGACTCACTTCAAGCGGAGCGCGATGCATTGACAGCTATTGTCACTAATGAGAACGTGGCTCAAACTCCTCAACTCGTCACACCCAATGACGCGGAGATAGACGATCCCACTTCACCTTCTATTTTCGAATTACCGCTTATCGATGCGCCAATTGTTCTTTCTGAAGAGCTTCCAGAACAAGCCAATCTGTCGATAGAGACGTTAGGAGACAGCGCGACTGAGAGAGCTGATCAGGCTGAAGAAGACAGTGCGGCGGCCAAGGAAAGGCAAATCGCAGCGCTTGATGCGTTGTCTTCAAACGAAGATGCGTTGAAGTCTGAACAAATCGAGGCACTTGAACGATCTCTTGGAGATAAGGAAGGCGTGATTGCTTTGCTGCGGGATAGGCAAGATGAGTTGTTGAATATGATGTCAGAAACTAAAGCACAACTTAATGCGGAGATCGATAAACTGAACCAGGACGTCAAAGATCTTAAAAAGAAATTGGCAGGAGTGCGTAAAGAGCAAAAGAAACTGATCGAAGGTCTTGTTGAAAGCGATCTAACTTTTACCTCCTCCGTTCACAAATCGGATGATGAGATTCGTAGAGACAAAGGTCTTCCTTCAAAAGACTATTTCGAAGCAAGGAGAAACAAAAACTACGAATCTGTCGGCGAAAATTTGTTCGACATAACAACACAAGAGACGATCACTACAGAGGTGGCAGTGCTTGAGACGCCTGCGTATGCGTCTGAAGCAATCACTGACGTTGTCACAGCAACTCCGATAGAGGAAGAAAATTCAAACGTTGCGATTAAAGAAGAGCTGAAACTGACGTTGAGAGAATGCGATTGTGAGTTGGTTGGTCATAACGCAGCCGAGGCGCTGAGCGGTATAGACGCCGATGATTTTCTAAACGGCGAATTTGAAAATGCGGTTCTAACAAACAATCCTAGTTTTTCGTCGCTCGATGATGAGGGAGCATCGCAAAAACCGTCAAATTTGTTGACCTCAGCAATGGGTTTTACGAAAAACTCAAAAGGTGAGTATGACATACAAAATTTGGTGCCTTCCAACGATACCAGTAACAAGGTCAAGCTCAGGACAGAACATGATATAGATATCATCTTCAAGAGCGAGAAGGAGGCCAACACCTTTTTCGCGGCGGTCGAAGCTTCTGTCGAGGAATCTGTTACAACAGCAGTATCGAAAGCACGCGAAGCCTACAAGCAAGGCTACAGAGACGGCTACGATGCCGGATACGCTCAAGGGTTTGTAGATGGATACCGTCAAGCTGAACAAGATTATGGTGTCGGCCAGTAAATAAAGTTTCCCCACCACCAACCAAACTCAAACATCAAGGAGATGAGTAATGAAGAGTTTTTTCCTCCACCCCACAGTCAATAAGATTTTCTATGTCGTGGGACTAATAACCGTTGCCGTATGGCTGCTCGGCCTTGCCGGGAAAGGCATCTATTACAGTGCCTATCACGGCGGTCTCATACCGGAAAAATATCAGCATCATAAGTGGGACGACCATCATGATGGCGACAAGTGGCATAAACAATATCGGCGCATGAACAGAGCGTGTGAGAAGTTCATGGAAGAAAGCGCCGAGGACCAAGAAGCAACAATCACCAAGGAAATCACTGAATGAAACAATCCATCATTACGGCTGCTATCATGGCAGCCGCATCCCTCCCC